AATGTTTACTATGAATTTTTCCTCCAATAAATTCATTATAATAATCATCACGGAACAATACTTCTCGGTCAATTTGTTCTTTCATTTCAAAGTATGTCATCTCACCCTTTGATTTACACAATCGGAGAATTTCTCTTTTAAATCTTTCTCTACCTTCGTTTTCAACAAGAAGTTTTACTTCTTCGTTAGAACCAAAATAATCTCTCCAATCTGATTCTAATTTTTTTACTCTTCTTCTCTTTTGTCCTTTTAATGGTCGAAGTCTTCTTGTAGACCAAAGGTTCTTTTTTCCTACGTACTTTTTTCCATTATTCAGGTCAGTTATTAAATAAACGAATCCGGCTAAGTCACTTGAATCAAACTCAGCCGGATTAAATTCTTTTCCATTATAAAACCACATATAAAACTCTTTTTAAAATACACTAGTATTTATATGTTACATATCAATGATTTCTCCTACACCACTTACAGCGTCTTCTTCTTCACTAGCTATTACTGCTCTTACTGGTTCTCCACACATAGGACAATGCTCAGGTTCAGGCATTGGTCCTCCTTCTCTAGATACGTATGACTCTTGATCACACCAATCACACTCAATATGAAAATGTACTGCCAATATATTTCTCCTTAAAAATCAATTTCACATGCTCCGCCTGCACAGGCAGCGGCTCCCATTGTATCTACTTCAGTGTAACGCTTCTCGGTTAAGTCGTCAATCCAATTTATTGGATTAAAGTTTTTATTTATTTTGTTCCACTTGTGCAGCAGATACGAATCTTTCAAACAATACTCTGCCTTCTTAACATCTCCATCTAAATAATTATTAGCGAAGTTATTAAATCTTCTTATCCAATCTCGCTTCATAGCATTTTCTGCGCTCTCTAATGTTATATCATCTCCAAAACCATGTGCTGTTGAGCATGCTGTCCACAAATTATCAAACGCGTTTAGTGCATCTACAACAAGACCAGAAGCAAATATTGCTGCTGTATCGTATTTATCAACCATTTCTTTTGCCGAAATTACTGCTGTATTAGGTGCTTGATTAAAGTCTTTATCACCAGTCGCAGATAAAAATGAAATACCAGCAAAGGAATGTCTATTTTCAAAAACATATCTTTCTACTTCATCCCAATCATCTACGATAATTGTGTTAGAAACATTGTGTCTTACTCCTTTGTCAGCACACAACTCTTCATTTGTTCCAGCATTTACCCAATGTTTTTGAGCAAGTTTTACTTTTTCTAAATGATCTACACCTACTAATTCATCTTTAAATATAGAACCTTCTTTTGGAACTATTGGAAATGATATCACTACATCAGTACCACCAGCTGACCACACCGACTCTTCAACCATATGAGGATTTATTCTTTGCACAGCTTGTGTAACTTCAGATTCTTTATTCATTTGTACGTTACGAATATACATACTGGAATGTTCAGCATGAATACCTGAACCGGTTTGAAGAAGAACAGATGCGTTACCTGAAGGCTTTACACATGTTGTTCTGGCTGCAGGATTAATGCCAATAGCCTTTGCTACTTCTCTATTTGTATCTTTGACTATTTGTGCTCCTTGCTCTAAGATCTCAGGATCAAATAAAATATCCGGATTGTTCATCCATCCAGTTATTGAAGCCCCTATCAATGCTTCTCTATCGAATATGTCTTTTGCGACTGGTCCTAGAAATTTAAAATCTGTGTAGCCTGCTTGTAAAGTTCCTAATATTGAAGCAGCTCTACAGGCTTGGAAGAAATCTTCTTTAGTGTTACATAAACCTCCGTTAATTTCTGTGAGGTTGCAACCTTGCCATCCTGATTTACCTTTTATTTGAGGATACATACCTATTTCAACACAAGGATTTGTAGTATGTTCTTTTGACTCTACAAACACAAAGCCAGGCTCTCCAAATTCTCTAACTGACTTCATAATGTTACCAAATTCTTCTGGTGTAGTTTCATCTCTTACAATGACAGCTGAGTTATTTGATCGTCCTCTTTGTGGATTATCCATGAACCAATTGCCTGTTTTGGCTTTCATCATTTCTTCATCATCAGGAGAAAACAAACAGATCGTAGCTGAACGACGTACGCCACCTGACAACACAGCATCTGCTGTATGCATAACAATATCATAAACCTGAATTGGTCTTAACATAACTGGAGCTTTATTGTCCATAACAATAGACTGTAATAGATGTTCTATTTTGTCTAGAGCTAAGCGTAATCCGTCAGGACCAGGTGCTTTAAATCCACCAGAAATTTTAGCTCCTTTTGGACGTATAAGTGATAAGTCGAAATATACTCTTCGGCCAGCATAGTCTGGATGTTTACCGCCATCCATAAAATATGAAGACATTAAGACATCAACTGCTGTTGCCCAACCTTCAATAGAATCTTCTACCACGTGAGTTTTAGGCTGTTTTGTTCTCGCTTGAATTTTAGGAAGTTTAGCAACGTGGTGGCTTTGAACTGAAAAACCTGCACCTGCTCCACATAGAAGAATATAAAATATTTCTCCGAAGAATGCTGCGCGATCTGCGTAAGATGAAGTGCAGTTATACATTCTCATTTGATGCTTTAGAATTTGTTCTCCGCCAAACTGCAACGCTCTCTGAGCACCTAAAACTCTTTGTTCCTTGTAAGCAGTCCTTGCTTCTTCTATAAAAGATTTTATATGATTAAGTTTATCGTTATAAAATCCTTCGTGCATACTCATCACACGATCTACTGCTTCATCCCAAGATTCGTATCTATTCTGATCATCATTCCATCTTGAATAGCTGTCGAAAAACTTAGTTTCAGACAAAAGTTTTCTAGTGTCAACAGATGCTGTTGCCATTATCGTATCCTCTTCTTTATATGATTATTTTTCTTTTAGTATTATATATTAAAATACGAGATTGTAAATATACCATATATAGTATTTTTACAAAAAAAATACAACAATTTATTGATTTTTTTCTCTGTGTCTAAAAAAATAATACGCATCATCCATGCGAGTGCCTTTTAAATTTTCAATCGCTTTTTTCAGTTCTTCTTCTTTTTTTGCTTCTTCTACATCTTTCATATAGTCGCCGCAACTAGTAAATTTTAAATCATTCATAGTGTTTCTCATCACAGTCACAGTTTGTACATACATCATTTACGCATTCTTTGCAGTTCGGTGAATAGCAGTGGCACCTATGTCCACAGTTTTTGCATGTCCTTACTGGTCCTATCATGTCATTCCTCTTTTGTTAAGGCCTCCTCATAGTATGCTATGATGGCTTGTTGATCTTTAACATAACGACGAAGTTCAGCAATACCTAAAGCTAAGTTTTCATAGCCTTTTGGCGTAATAGTAAACATTACTACATTGCCGGTCTTGCCTTCAATCTCAGCTAACTTTTCTTCTAAATTTTCTTCTGTAATTACAAACCAATCTACTGGAGGAAACTTTACCGCCTTAGGTCGTTCCTGAATTGGAATGTTTTGTTCTTGATACTCAGTCTGTACTACTACTTCCGGCTCCGTCGGTCTCCCCAGACACCCCGTCAGTAGGAGCAGGCTCATCAGAAGCAGGAGTAGTTTCGTTTTCGATTCTTGAAATAAGTTTGTTAACGGCATTGTTAACTCGGTCTTCCAGTCCTTGTGCATTTGTTAATGCCTCCATAGTCAAATCTATTTTTGCAAACACACCTCTTAATTTGTCAAGGTGTTCTTGTGATTGTTGTAATCTTTTACTTAAATCTTTATTTAATTTTTCATTCTTTTCAGCGTCTGCAGTCATCTTTTCAACAGTAGCTTGAAGAGTCTCTGCAGCACCTTTTAACTTTACGTTATTTTCTCGTAAAGTTGTTATAGTTTCCTGTGACCATTCGTAATAAGACTTAGCAGCGTAACCAACGCTGCTTACAATTCCTAAAACAATTATCATCAAGTAAAGTTTAGCCATCAATGAACTTTCGAAAACGTTTTAAGAGAACTGGTGTTTTGTCTTTTCTTCTACGCCTATCAGTAACATTTATCGGACCTGCAGCTGTGGCAGCAGGATTTGGAATAGAAGCAGTATTTGCTCCAGCTGGAACTTCTTCTATGTTTAGTGTCTTTGGATAATTCTTATCGCCGGGCTTTAGCCTAGGTTTCCCTTCAGCTCGTCTCTTACGCATATTTGCCCATAGTCCTGGTCTATTACTCATTTAGATAATTCTCCTACTGAGACATATATTTTTTGATTAGATCTTAAGTGAATAGCTTCATAAATATCTACACCAAATAATTCACCTACAGGAAAAGCTTTATTGTCAATCTTTATTTGATCTTTTTCCTGCACTACTTGCTCAAAAGTATTGTTTAATATTTTTTCAGATCTAATTCTGTATATGCCAGGTGATATTCTTTTGTCTTCTAACAAAAACCACTGTGTTGCTTCTGATAAAAAATCTACTACTTCTAAATTACACTCTTTAAGTATCTTCATCAGTTCTTTATCTGAAACGTTATGCTTTTCTTTTATCAGAAATAACGCTGATGCTAAAGAAGTTAATTTGTTTTGTCCTACGATTCGCTTTACATTAGCAGCTAGTCTGACAAATGGTGTATATGCAGACTTCTTTTCATCGTTATCTAACTTAACGCTCTTTTGCCTCTTACCTTTTTCATCTATTATGCCTAACTTGTAAGCATCCCAATTCTTCCAATCCATAACAAGCATTCTTAAAAATCTAAAAGTAAATGCTAAATCAGCTGCTCTTTTTACGATTCCCACTGTATCTTCCTTAATTTTTCTATTACAAGCTTATCCATAGGTATGTCAATATATTCATCATTCTTTATGTGTCGTAAAAAAACTAAAAACGGTTTTATTATTTTCCACTGTTCTTTATTTAGTTTATGTTCTAACATTTTCAACGTAGGTTTAACGTCAAAAGCATTAAATATTACTATTACATGATTTAATATCAATCTTTCAGCTAGTTCACCAGACGAGATATAACGATTGAGTAATCTTTTAATATACTTGAACCTATTTAGATCTTCATAAAACTCATCTATGTCAATACACTTAGGGTTATAATAATGTCTAGCAGCAAAAAGCATGAAGTTTTCATCATTTACTTCATCAAAAATTTTCATTATGTAAGCACTGTATGTTTTTAATGTTTAGGCATAGGATTAGGCTTGGCCACGTGCTTAAACTTAACTCCTGATGCTGCATCTTTTGCGTTTGCTGTAGCTGCTTTTGCTTTGGCCGCGGCAGCTTTATATTGTTCAGAACCTGCGCCATGTTTTTTGTGAGCATCAGCCGCGGCTCTATGTGCTTTTTCAGCGTCAGTATGTTCACCACTAGCATAGTCATGATCTGATGAATGATCATGATCATCACTATTAGTAGCTTCACTTTCATGCGTGACAGCATGGTGATCATGAGAGTTTGCCATAGCATTATGCATTTTGACGTCTTCATGGAGCTGCATACTTTTATATGCATCAACTAATGCATTTAGTGATTTATCTCCAGTATTCATTATTTCTCTCCTTAAGCTTTTGTAGCTGGTGAAATGATTGTCTTATCACCTTTGGCGTTATCACCATTTCTTTTAGCAGCAGTTTTTAAACCTTTTCTAAAGTCTTTGAAATTTTTATCATTTACTTTAGGTGCATCTGTTGGCTCAGCAGTTGGTGTCTTCTTTGCAAGTTGAGCTTTAGCTGATGGTGATAGTCCTACACCTTGAGGATCTTGATAACCTTTATGCGTTGCAGCTGGTACACCTTCATATGCTTCAGCAGACATCATTTTGGCTTTAGCTAATTTTCTATAACCTTTACGCATCTTAGTTTTTGCATCATGATCTGTTGTATCAACATCCATATGAGGATGGTCTCTTTTAAATCTTGCTGTAGCAATATCTTTTTGAGCATCTCTCTTTACAATGTCAATTGCAGCTTTTTTTCTGTACTGTTTCATTTTATCAGGACTTAGCTCATTAACATTTTCAGCTTCATCTACTTTTTCTTTCTTCTTCTTTTTAGCCCGAAGCATAGCGAAATCTTTACCGTCGATATCTCCGTCGCCATCGTGATCCAATTTATGTTGGCCACCTTTTAATTTTTCTTGGACCTCTTGATACGCGGCCCGTAAATTATCAGTAATTTTGGACATCTCTTTCTCCTTACATCCACATTTGGGCTACAAAAGTCCCAATAGCAGCAATTACTGCTGCGTATACTAGTTTATTTATAATCTTTACAGTATGAGCGTTTTCTTCAACTTTCTTTTCGATTGCATCTAGCTTTTCTGAAAACTTATTCATTCTATTCCAAGAGTTTTCTCTATACTCATTATAAGCTTCCATCTTTTCTTCGAAACGAGCTAGTGCAACTAGAACTTCACCCATTCTGTCCAGCTTTTCTTCTATTCTATCTAATCTTTTAACAGTACTTTCAGCCATACTATCCTCCGAACTCGTGGCCAGCAACTCTTTTCATTTGCTTATTAAATTCAGATTGTGATGGCTTTTCTTTATATAACTTTATAGAGATTTCAGGACGATCTTTACCTTTAATACGCCAGTTATGTCCTTTTTTCTTGTGTTCAGGTTTCGTTGTCTTTACAACTCTACGCTTATAACCTGCTTCCCAAGTTTCAGAACCTTCTACAAAATCTCTAAACTTAATCATTAGTTATCTACCTTTGATGATCCACGCCATTGGTAGCATGACCAATATCTAGCTTTATACTTAGGACCAGGATTATCACAATTGTGGCGAGCTCTAAAGCTCTTACGCCGCGCAGGATCATCTCTTTTGATTTCCATATTTGGATCACCAAATCTTACAACTACAACTTT